GTATCCACCAGAAATTTGTTCTATAATTTGTAAATTTGTATTAGTTTTTGTTCCCCATGTACCAGCGTTTTCTCCAGTTGCCTGAAGTTCTACTCCTAAAGGTGTATATGTTGATGCCATAATTTATCTCCTATGCAACGTCACTATAACTTGTATTTGATCCAGTTGCAACACTTGTATACGATGTATTTGAACCAGTGTCAATGTCTTGATATGCTTGAATTCCTATTTCTCCCGTAGAAGCTGTTGCAGAAACACCTGTTAATCCCATAACAACAGGAGGACTTAAAGATCCTACTGCAGAAGTCATAGCTTGACCTGTTAATCCCATAACATCAGCAGGTGAAATTGATCCAACACTTACTGTTGCAGAAACTCCAGTTGGTATAATAGTAGGATTTGAAGTAATACCTACATCTCCAATAGATGTAGTTGCAGAAACACCAGTGACTCCTATAACATCCGCAGGTGTTATTGAACCTACTGCAGAAGTCATTGCTTGACCTGTTACTCCTACTATGTCAGCAGGTGATATTAATCCAACACTTACTGTTGCAGAAACTCCTGTTAATGTAAATGAAACATTACCTATTATTGTAGGAGACCCAACGTTTGATGTTGCAGAGACTCCTGTTAATCCCATTACATCAGCAGGAGATATTGAACCTACACTTGTTGTAGCTGATTGTCCATCAAGCAGAACTGTTCCTTGAATACCCCAACCTTCGTTGTTGTTCCATTCACCTCTACCCCAACCAGAACCTATTTCAGCACTTACTGATACAGAACCAACAGATGTTGTTGCAGAGACTCCAGTTAATTCTACTATAAAAGTTCCACTCCAACCATCTTCGCCCCAACCATCAGATCCCCATCCTGCCTCAGGAAAAGATTTTACAGTTCCAACTGATGTGGTTGCAGATACACCTGTTAATGAAACAGTTGCAACATTAGATTGCCATGAGTTTTGATTCCATGCTACGAGAGGATCGTCTCCGCCCCATATTGAAGTAGCCATAAGGAGTTCCTCCTTATGCTATTCTTATAATAGCGTCAGTTGCGTCCGCTGTTGGAAATTGAATTGTGAAAGTTCCACTTGTTACAGTTTTATCAGATCCAAATGCAATTACTGCGCAAGCAGGGTCACCTGATGCTGAATCATTATAAATTACAGCGCCATTAGCTGTAAAAGATGCTGAAGTGTAACTTACGTCTGCAAAATCACAAACAGCAGTTGTGCTTGATGCTGCTGGTGTAACACTCGTAAGAGTTGCTCCGCCTGCAGTGTATGCAGTTCCTGATGAATTTGTAATTTCGTTAGTAGCTGAATAAGCTGTTGTTGAAGCTCCTAAAGTAGCATCACTTGTATATAATGCTATTTTAAATGTATTACCAGTTGTTGCTGTGAAATTGTGAACTCCTTTTAAAAGTTCAACTTTAAAACTTGTGCATATTGCAGATGTTATTGCCATAATTTAATCTCCTACGGGTTTGCTGAGTTTATCGGTATACGAACAGCGCCATCAGTATAGTCGTCTCTTCGTCTTCTACCAACTTGCTCATTAGCAAACTTCTGTACCTCTTGTTTATACTTATTTTCGTATAGTGTCAACATATCTATTGGACCTTTTAAAAATCCATATGCCTCAGATAAGCAACAATATAACAGACCATTTGGAAAATTAAGACTAATATAATTAGTATCATTATTTTCCAATAAAGCTGGTGCAGCATTATAATGAATTCTAAATTTATAAGTGGTATCAGGCACTGGAGCAAACATCATTCTACCAGATGTAGTATCAGATTCTCCTGTAGCACCTCCAAACATAGCATAATATTTTGGTTGACCTCTTTTTCCTGATGCAGTTGAAGATACATATTCTTGAAGATATGTAATATCTTTTTTCTCTAACCACACGTTAGGTCCAGTTATAGCTGAAGTAGAATCATATACTTGTACTCCTCTAACAAATACAGCACCTGCTGGAGCATTAATTGTTTCTTGTCCTGTAACTAAATTACCTGATTGTTGTTTTCTATCAGCATCAATAGGCACATCTCTAAAAATTCTATATTGTGCATTTAAAATTATATTTTCTAAAACAGCATCTGTTAATACATTAGAATCTGTTTCAGTATAACTTAATATTTGTGTTTTTAATCCTGATGCACTTAATCCAGCCATTATACTACTCCTGCTAATTCTCTACATTTAGGACAACGATGTTTATATTTATTGTGCTCATCACAAAATTTTTTTGTAATGACTTCTACCTCTAATTTTAATTTAGGTGAAAACCATCCTTTAATTATATTTAAAATATGTTTTATCATGCGCTTAATGTGACTGGTCCTACTGAACAGCCAACTCCTCCTCCTTTAATATTACCACTTGTAGCAGTATCTGTATCAACTGTAAAGAAGAAGAAATTTGCTACAGCATAGTCTGTACTAACTCTTGCACCACTTCTAAATATTCCAGTTGTTATTGCATATCCTGTTGCTTTTGCAATATTAGCACCTGTAATACCATCAAAGTCTTGTGGATTTCCAAATTGAAATGTTCCACCGCTAGCAGTAATAGCTAAAGGTGGGCCTCTAAATCTATATGTTGTTCCATTTGTTAAACCATGACCAGGTGCAGTTACATTAATAACTCCCGATCCTGCTTCATAAGTTTCAAAACCATTTTCTGGTATAGAATATGGAACTGAATTTTCTGTTCTTGCTACTCTAACATGTCTTAATGCAATACCATCACCGCTTGTCGGTTTAGGTTCTAACTGTGGTTGTTTTGGTTCAAACTCTGATACATGTACAAATGCACCATTCCATTCTCTTACCATTTCTCTATATGGAAACTCTAAACCAGATCTATCTGATATTGCTTTTGCATATTTACCTGTTGAATATTTTGCCATTATACTCCTGGGTAGTAAGCCTTAGGTGTTATGTGTGTGCTAGAAGCAGAACCGTCTTCTGCAAGAGCTCTTGCAAACTCATCTTCATAAGCAAGTTTAAGAACTTGTACTAGTTGTGGTTGATATTTTTGTGCTAAATAATATGCAAGTCCTGACACCATACAAGGCACAAATCTAAATGGAACATCTGTTGCATTTGTATAATCACCTATATCTTGTATTCTTTTTATAAAAAAGAAATGCATATCTTTAGATGCATTTGTTGAATCAGGTGTTGGATAAATATGTATTCTAACTTTATCAATAAATCTCTCTACCCAATATTGATTAGGCGTACCTTTTGATAATTTATTAGAAAAACCTGCATAAGTAGATCTATCTACTTTTGTCATTGGACTATCAGATTGAGTTGTCTGTGTTCTATTAGATCTTAATTGTGCTTCAAGGACATCGGACATTCCATATACATCTGCTGGTGCAGTTGTGCTTGCACTTGTCCCATCTCCAGTCGATCTAAAAAAATCGTAATCAGATTGTCCTTCAATTAAATCTAAATTAGTTGAACCTATTTCCCAATAATGAATACCTCTATTACCCCATTCTTGAAAAAGGATATTAAGAGATCTTCTAGCAGATTTAAGTTGATAACCTGCTACAGAATTTAATCCAATACGTTCAAAAGCATCTTCTATTATTTCTTCAATAGAAAAAGTTTTATCGAATGTTGCTGTTCCCGAAGTAGTATTAGCCATTTAAACTCCTACGATTCGTAAACTTTAATCCATTCACAAACAATTGTACCTGTATCTCCTGCGGCGCAAGCTGGTAAAACAACATTCACATCACCAGTAACTCCACTAGCATTAGTGTTTTTTAATCCACCAAAAGATGAATAGTCGTATTCCATTTCACCCGATAAAGTTTGAAATACAACATCTGTTGTTGCATCCCATTGCATTCTAATTGCATCAGCTGGTGCTGTTACAGAAACATTAAAACTAACTTTATTTAGTCTTACAGTTTTGCAAGTTTTACCATTATTTGATGCTAATTCAGAAACGTCAACTATTTTAGTTGTGCTTCCAGAGTTATCAGAAACTACATTGTAGTGAGTGATTAGTTTTTTTGCTCCGTCAAATACAGTTGTATTTAATACTGTGTCTGCCATGTTTTGTCCTCCTTTTAAAGGACGCCTGCATTACCAGGCGTCCCGAGTTTATTTATTACGCGTCTGCGAATGGTGTTACTATTGTACCTGATCCAATCAATAAAGAATTGTGAACCATGTATGTAGCAGTATCAATCGCTGTGAAAGATACAACGCTACCAACGATTCCACCTTTTGTAGAACCATTC